CTGCTGATGCTAATTGTTTTAAATTTGTAATTCGCTCTCCAAGTGACTGTGAAATTGTTGAATTTGGATTTGGCATTCTGCCAATTGTTTGTGAAGATTCTCCTCTCTCAATAATTTTTGATTTTGATTTATCTTTATTTTGCTCAAAACTTTCTCCTTCAATTCCCTTCATTTGTGTCTGTGGAAGTAAATATAACCAAGTTTCTGCTTCTGACAATATTACATCTGATGCATAAAAATCAATATACACATAAACTGTCGGTGCCACTTGTGCCGCAGCAATAAGTGGCACTTCTAAAATAATATAAAACATTCCATAAGAACATTCATGTGTAAATTGATTTGCTGTATAATTTGCTAAACTTGCTACTCCCGCTGCATTTCTTGGTGAAGGAACATTCTTCATATTCGTTGTTGCCATAGGTTCTACCACGTGTTCACCCATCATATTGTCTGCTCCAAATTTATGTATTTGACCCTTAATTGCATTCACATCGTCTGTTGTCATAACTTGTCCTACTGTATACTTTCCAACATCCTCTGGCACAAAGACTGATCTTAACTGATATGAATGTAATTGATTATGTGTTCCACAAATTTTAAAATTTAATTTTGCTGACCATTCTTGTGCCATAGATGCTACAAATGTTTGATGAGAAATTGACATTGTTGTTACTGCTGGTGTTCCTGCTGTTGAACCAATAAAATCTGTTATGGTGCAAGGACGTGCATATAATACAGTATGAACTACATCTGATGTTGTTAGTGGAAAAACTCCTATAATATTCTCACTGTTCATAATTTTTTCAACCTCCATTTCATCAATACTTGATCCAAACTGTCCATTCGCTGTATCAACACACTGTTGTTTATTAATTGTCAAATTATGCATTGGAACCTCTGCCTTATCATTCAATAATCCCATTCCTGGTTGCCATTTCACTGCTGTTATAGGTGCCTCTGATGGAGTATGTGTTGGCACCATCGTCGATAACTTCTGAACAATATTTCTTAGAGAATTCATTTGCAATCTTGGATAAATTGGTGTAACATGAATTGTCGGTTTTGCTTCCATTCTTTCAATTAACTGTTCAATTCTTTCCTTTTCCACTTTGAGATCTACCACACGAGTCAGTTGATCAATAAAAGTAGGATATTCCACACGCAATGTTTCTTTTGGGCAGAAAATTTGAATCTTGATTCGAAAAGAATCAATTTGTGATGGTGTTACTCTTGAAATTCTAAAAGTTCCAAGACTTCCTGTTGATGTTGCCAAATTCCTCGCTAAAAACGCATCCACCCAAGGTGCTGTTATATCTACTTGACCTCCTGTTGATAATGGTATAACCTGTCTAATTGATTGTGACTGTTGAAGAAGAGTTGATACTCGTTGTGTGCCTAATGGTGGAATATACTGTGGCATAATCGCTCCTGAACATGTTCG